TGGTTGGAAGTGAGCAGGACTTGCCAAGACTTGAACTGGATCCTGGCTTACTACCAGGCAATAAAGAACGGATCTGAGACGGTTGGCCAGTGGATTCTGGCGGTTTACGAATATATCGTGAACGGGATCGAGGCGCAGCTGTTTTATTTTGACCAGAAGAAGGCGAACGACGCTGTCAACTGGATCGAGGCGCACTGCTTCCATGTAGAAGGTCCGCTGGCGCCAGGTCCGCTGAAGCTCGCACTCTGGCAGAAGGCTCTGATCAGCTGCATCTTCGGGTTGGTGCGTGAAGACGGTCAGCGGCAATTCGCGGAGATCCTGCTTGTCATTGGACGCAAGCAAGGCAAGAGCGCACTTGCCAGCGCCATCGCCAAGTATATGTGGTGGGTAGCCGGTGGGTACGGTGCGAAGATCTTCACGATCGCGCCGAAGCTTGACCAGGCAGACATCATATACAACAACCTGTGGCAGCAGGTCCTGCTGGATCCGGAATGGCAGCAGCGGCGTGACGCTTTAGAAGCCGCCAAGAAAAGCAAGTCGGCGAAGGACGACCCGGAGATGGCAAGGCACCGGATGACGGACCTTTACCTGCCAGCAAATAACGGCACGGTCAAGAAGATCGCGTTCAGCGCCAAGAAGTCCGACGGCTTCAACCCGAGCCTGTGTATCTGCGACGAGGTCGCGAGCTGGCAAGGCGACGCAGGCTTGAAGCAGTACGAGGTCATGAAGTCCGGCATGGGCGCCAGAGGCGACGCCATCATGCTGAGCTGCACGACGGCCGGATATGTAGACGGCGGTATATACGACGAACTCCTGGCGAGATCCACTCGCTTCCTACTGGGCAACAGCAAAGAGAAGAAGCTGCTGCCCTTTTTATATGTCGTGGACGATCCGGAAAAATGGAGCGACCTGAACGAACTGCGCAAGAGCAACCCGAACCTGGGCGTGTCCGTTCCTGTGGACTTCCTGCTGGAAGAGATCGCCGTAGCGGAAGGCTCTCTCAGCAAGAAGGCTGAGTTCATGACGAAGTATTGCTGTGTGAAGCAACACAGCTCACTTGCCTGGCTGCCGGCTGTTGCAGTGGAGCGAGCGTCCGCGGATCCGTTGCCGAGTATGGAGGCATTCAAGGACCACTACTGCGTCGGCGGCATCGACCTGTCGCGGACGACGGACCTGACAGCCTGCACGGCAGTGATCCAGAAGGACGGCGAGCTGTATGTGCTGGCGAAGTTCTTCATGCCAGGCGCGAAGCTCGAGGAAGCCATCGCCAGGGACGGTCTGCCTTACGACATCTACGTGCAGCGCGGCCTGTTGAAACTGTCCGGCGAGAACTTCGTGGACTACCACGACTGTTTCGACTGGTTCCGCGAGCTGGTTGAGCGCTGGAAGATCTACCCGCTGCAGGTCGGCTACGACAGATACACTGCGCAGTATTTGGTGCAGGACATGGAGGCGTACGGCTTCCACACGGACGACGTGTTCCAGGGCTTCAATCTTACAAGCCCAATCAGAGAGTTCGAAGGGCTGATGCGCGACGGCAAGATCCACATCGGCGACAACGACCTGCTGAAGATCCACCTGCTGAACGCAGCATTGAAGCATGACAGCCAGACGGAACGGGTCCGCCTGGTAAAGATACAGACAAACGATCATATCGACGGAACGGCCGCCCTGCTGGATGCCTTTACGGTGAGACAAAAGCACTGGAAAGAGATCGGCGGACGGCTTGAGAACACAGGGAGGTAAATCCTTGGGCTTATTCGACAAAATCTTCGGCCGCGACACGACGCCGCCCAGGCGCGAAGAGACAACCTTTAGACTGCTGAGCGATTACAGGCCAGTCTTCAGGACTTGGGGCGGCGAACTTTATGAGGACAGCCTGATCCGGGCGAGCATCGATGCGAAGGCCAGGAACGTGAGCAAGCTGCAGATGGTCTTCCAGGGCAGCGCGAAGCCTAAGCTCATGACGCAGCTGAAGAGGCGCCCGAACAGCTTCCAGACGTGGGGCCAGTTCCTCTACAGGCTGAGCACGATCCTCGACATGATGAACACGGCCATCATCGTGCCGGTCATAAACGAGTACGGCGAGACTGTAGGAGTCTTCCCGGTCTATTACCGAAAGATCGAGGTCGTCGCCTATAAGGGCGAGCCCTGGCTGCGTATGGAGTTCGGCAACAATGACCGCGCTGCGGTTCAGCTGAGCAAGGTCGGCATCATGACCCGCTTCCAGTACCGGAACGATCTTTTCGGCGAGAGCAACATTGCGCTGGATCCGACGGCCAAACTCATCGACATCCAGAACCAGGCGATTGAGGAAGGCGTCAAGATGGCCGCCTCGTACCAGTTCATGGCGACGTTGTCGAACTTCGCGAACGATGAAGACCTGGCAAAAGAGCGGATGCGCTTTACGGAGCAGAACCTGAGATCCGCAAGTTCCAGCGGCGTCCTGCTCTGGCCGAACACTTACAAGGACATCAAGCAGATCGAGACAAAGCCGTTCGTTGTGGATCCGGCTCAGATGAACCTGATCCGAACGAACGTGTTCGAATATTTTGGCACGAACGAAGACGTGCTGCAGAACAAAGCCTACGGCGATGCCTGGGCTGCTTTTTATGAGGGCAGCATCGAGCCATTCGCGATCCAGTTGTCCGATGTGCTGACAAATATGCTGTTCAGCACTACCGAGCAGGCGAACGGCGCTCTGGTAATGGCGACAGCCAACCGGCTGCAGTACATGACCAACAAGGACAAGGCAGACGTCACGGCGATCTTCGCGGACCGTGGCCTTGCCACCATTGACGAGCTGCGCGAGATCTGGAATATGCCGCCTCTGCCTGATGGCCTGGGCGAGACCATTCCGGTGCGCGGCGAATACTACGACCTACGAGAGAACGACGAGGAAGGAGGCATCATAAATGCCGACGAATGAAATCAGCGAAAAGCTGCAGAAGAAACTGGACAGCGACAGAGAGTTCCGCGACATGGAAGTCCGGGCGATCGAGGCTGAAGACAGCGACGACATGGTTGTCGAAGGATATGCGACCACCTTCAACGAGCCGTACCTGCTCTGGAGCGAGCCTGGCTACCGCGTGTTCGAACAGGTCGACCGTGACGCCTTTGCCGGCACAGACATGAGCGACGTGATCATGCAGTACAACCATGAAGGCAGAGTCTTCGCCCGTATGAGCAACGGCACACTGACGGCCACGCCGGACGACCACGGACTGCTTACCAGGGCGATCCTGGGCGGCACCGAGATCGGCAGACAGCTGTATCAGGAAATCAAAGGCGGCTACACCAACAAGATGAGTTTCGGCTTCACTGTTGCGGAAGATGTACGCGACATCCAGGAAAACAAAGAGACCGAAACGGTCACCATCACCCGCACGATCAAACGGATCGGCAAACTTTACGACGTTTCCGCGGTAAGCCTTCCGGCAAATCCCGGTACGAATATAGCAGCTCGCAACTTTGGCGAAGGAGTTATCGCTGAAGTGAAGGCGGAGAGACAGAGGGCTGCGGAAGAAGAAGCAAAAAGACAGGCTCTTATCAGCGAGATCCGGAAATCGCTGAGAAAGGAATGACACATGGAAGAAATCAAGAACATGGAGACCGTGACGCTCGAAGAAAGAGCCGCGGAGATCGATAGCGTAATCGAGACCGCGTCCATCGAAGAGCTGGAAGGCCTCCAGGAAGAAGCGAGAGCGATCGGCGATGAGATCGAGGCACGCAAGGCAGCCGAAGAGGAGCGCAAAGCGCAGGCCGAAGCCATCGTGGAAGACGTTCACGCTGAAGTAATCAACAACATCGAATCCGTAGAGGAGAGAACAATGAACAACATGGAAATCAGAAACACCCCTGAGTACATCGAAGCGTATGCCGAGTACATCAAGACCGAAAGCGACAAGGAATGCCGCGCTCTGCTGACCGAGAACGTCAGCGGCACCGTGCCCGTACCCGAGTTCGTCTATGACATCGTCAAGACCGCATGGGAGAGAAACGAGATCACCAGACTGGTCCGCAAGACCTACGTCCGCGGCAACCTGAAGGTCGGCTTCGAGATCAGCGCAGACGGCGCAATCAAGCACACCGAAGCTGCCAACAGCGCAGTAAGCGAAGAGAACCTCGTTCTCGGTATCGTCAACATGGTTCCGGTCAGCTTCAAGAAGTGGATCTCCATCTCCGACGAAGCTCTGGATCTGCGCGGCGAAGCATTCCTGCGCTACATCTATGACGAGATCACCTACCGCATCGCGCAGAAGATCGCTGAAGACCTGCTCGACAAGATCGCTGCTTGCGGCACCGTCGCAACCACGACCCAGGTCTCCGTTGCAAAGGTCACTTCTACCCAGCTGACCCTCGGTCTCGTTGCCAGCGCTATCGGCAACCTGTCCGGCGAAGCGACCAACCCGGTCGTCGTTCTGCATCCGGCAACGTGGGCTGCCATCAAGAACGTCCAGGCCAATGGATCCTATGCGTATGATCCGTTCGAAGGTCTGCCCGTCATCAAGAACAGCCACATCACCGCGTTCAGCGCAGCTACTACCGGCGTTCCCTACATGATCGTTGGCGACTTCGGTCAGGGCGCTCTGGCGAACTTCCCGAACGGCGAAGGCGTCGACTTCAAGTTCGACGACCTGAGCAAGATGGAATACGACCTCGTCCGCATCCTGGGCAGAGAGTACGTTGCCATCGAGCCCGTTGCCTGCGGCGCGTTCGTCAAGGTAACCAAGTAAGCCACCCAGGCGGGTTAAGCTTAGTACCGGCTGCAGGTCGCCTGCTTCCGCCTGTGGCCGGTATTTTCGTAAATGGGAGCAGATAGGAGGCAGGAAAAATGAAGACACTCATCGCAGTGCCGTGCATGGATCAGGTTGCTGCGCATTTTGCCAGCTGCCTGGCCACGCTGAATAAGGTTGGCGACTGCCAGATCGGCTTCCAGATCGGGAGCCTTATCTACGACGCCAGGAATAATTTCGCCAAGCAGGTCATTTCCAAAAATTTCGATGCCCTGATGTTTTTCGACAGCGACATGGTCTTCCCTTCGGACACGTTGGAGAAGATGGTGAAGCATCTCGAGGACGGCAAGGACATTGTGTCCGGGCTGTACTTCAAGCGGCGCAACCCGTTCGGTCCTGTTCTGTATAAGGAACTCGGCATCAAGGAAGACGGCAGCGGTTTCTTTGTGGATTACGACGATCTTCCGGAGAAGCGCGAGCTGTTCGAAGTCGCCGGCGTCGGAATGGGCTGCTGCATTATCAGCAAGACCGTCCTGCTGGACGTGATGCTGAATTACCAGACCTGGTTCAACCCGATGGCGAGCTTCGGCGAGGATCTCGCGTTCTGTATTAGGGCGCGTGAGCTCGGCTACAAGATCTGGTGCGACCCGACCATCAGCTGCGGTCACATCGGTCAGCTCATCATCAACGAAGACGTCTGGCGGACGATACCTAAAACGGCATCTGCAAAATAGAGGAGTTAAATATGCTCACACTTGTAAAAACGGCTCTGCGGATCAGCGGCACGGCTTTCGACACTGAGCTCGGCATGCTGATCGCGTCCTGTCTTCAGGAAATGGAAGCCATGAACGTGGTCATCGAATACGGCGATGATGGTGCTCCGGCATCGGATCAGGTCAAGGCCGCAGTCGTTGCCTACTGTAAGTGGCAGTTCGGAAACCTGAACGAAAAGGACCAGTGGCGCGAGATCTACCACACGAAGCTGGCGCAGCTGAAGACTATGACGGGCTACACGAACTGGGGTGAGATCGATGGCTGAGGCGATCGAGTTCTACCTGGTAAAGGAGACCTATTCAAAGGATCAGTACGGCCAGCTGACGGCAAGCCTCAGCAGACGGACCATGCTGGGAGAGCGCGAAAGCGTTACCAGGGCGGAGTGGTCCGCTGCCGGCGAGCACGGGCTGCAGGCCCAGTGGAAGGTAAATATGTTCGCGCCTGACTATGAGGGCGAAAAGGTGCTCCAGATGTACGAGGGGCTCACGCTGAACACGTACGGGATCTACAGAACGTACCGCGAAGGCGACAACCTCGAGCTGTATCTGGAGTGGAAGGTGGGCGACTCAAACGGTCCGGGCGTGGAGCCGGAAGATGATACGACGCCGACAACGCCGGCAGAGGACAACAATGGCACAGAATCTGACGGTTGACGAACTTGCCGGAGCCATCAACGACATCCTGGCGGAATACAAGGGCGCGATCGACGAAGACATACAGAAGGCGACGAAAGGCGTCTCCAAGGGTGCCAAGGACCGCGTATCGAGTTCAGCCAGGCAGCAGTTCGGCGGATCCGGCGAGTATGCCGGCAACTGGCGGGTAAAAATCAAGAACAGCAGCGGAAAAGCGGAGGCCACGGTCTACAACAACAAGACTTACAGGCTGACGCATCTGCTGGAGTTCGGCCATGCCAAAGTAAACGGCGGCCGCGTGGCTGGGCGCGAACATATCGCCCCGGCTGAACAGTGGGCCATCAGAGAGTTTGAGAAAGCCATCAAGGAGGCAATCCAGAAATGACAATCGCAGATCTGAAAACAATTCTGGAAAGCGTAACGGGCTACGCTGACAAGGTCGTCTATTACCAGTGGCCTATCAACGAAGCCCCTGCCCTGCCCTTTGTATGCTTCTTCGAGCGCGAGACCTACACGTTCCCGGCCGACAACATCACCTACTACCAGCGCCCGCGCTTCAGTGTCGAACTTTACACGAAGAACCGCGATCCGGAGGAGGAGGCCAAGTTTGAGGCAGCCTTCCGGAATGCGGGCATTTACTACACCAAAGAGACCGAGTATCTGGAAGACGAGCGCTGCCAGATGACGGTCTTCCAGTTATAAGGAGGCCAAACATGGCAGAAAACAAGGTCCGGTTCGGACTGAAAAACGTCTACTATGCTGTCCTTACTGAAAGCACCGACGGAACGAACAATACCTTCGCTTCTCCGAAGGCAGTACCCGGCGCAGTCAGCATGACCCTGGACAGCAACAGCTCTGATGGCACCTTCTACGCTGACAACGTATCGTACTACAAGACGTTCGCCAACAACGGCTACACCGGCAGCCTGGAGATGGCTCGCATCAACGACGACATGATGAAGGACGTCTTCGGCATGACCGTGAACTCCGCCAACCTTCTGGTCGAGTCCACCGGCGTGCAGCCGAAGCCCTTCGCGCTGATGTTCCAGATCGAGGGTGACCAGAGAGAAGAGCTGAACGTGCTCTACCGCGTTGTGCCTACGTCCAAGCCGTCCATCGGCTCCCAGACCGTAGAAGAGACCGTCGAGCCTGTTACCCAGAGCTTCGACTTCGAGGCGCTCCCGTTGGTCACCGGCCCGTCCTATCAGAAGGGTCTGATCAAGGCAAGAACGACCGACACGACTACCACGGCTGTCAGAACTGCATGGTTCACGACCGTCCAGATCACGACTACGACGTAGTAAGGAAGAGAGTGGCGGGCCTTCGGGTCCGCCTTTTTCTCGATAAGGAGGCAGACAATGAAAAGAACCATCACGATCGAGGGCAAGGACTACCAGATAGA